TGGTATAATCAGGATTAGTTATAAATCCGATTGGAAAATGTGCAGTATATTCTTCATCTAATAGGATAACATTATTATCAAGATCAGTTAATGTTGCAACTTGTCCATCAGTGCTTACAACGGTTAATGTTTGAACTGTTGTTCCTGTGCTATTTTTAATTTCAACATTGCCTTGAACTGTTATTTCTGGTTTGGCTGAACTGGCATATGTTACTGTTGGTGTTACACCTGCTTGTAAATCAGACATCTGATTACCAGGAATTGATACATTATATTGGTCATATTCTACTTTGCCAGTATATGTAGTTGATGGTATAGTTCCACCAGCATTTACTAAAAATATTATTGTATTATTTCCTGTATCTCTTACTATTGTTGAATTATGTCCTAATTCATATAAATGTGATTCAAATTTTGCTGTTGTGAAAGTCCATGTTGGTGTTGTTCTTGCTGATGATAGATATGTAGTCAAATTATGACAATAATTACAAGAAGTTTCAATTATCCCTTCATCATATAAAATATAATAATCAGTTCCTGGTGTTCTATCTGCAAATGGTATTTGTAATATTCTTCCATAGCCATGTAATGTACAACTACTAACTGGTAATGATTGTTCTAATGTTCCATCACTTCTATATAATTCTATATTACCCATCCCTAATATAAATGATGGAGTTGTAATTGATGCATATGCAGGGCTTGGTGAATTTAATCTCAAAAAGTAACTACCGGTAAAAGGTGCTTCATTATCTCTATTACCTGCTATGTGTGGCGCACCTGCATCAAATTCCATATAACATTGATATACACAACTACCATCATTTTGTGTAGCACTTGCATCATAGTTTAATGCATTTGTATCTGTACATCCTAATACGGGATCTGGTGGATCTGGTGGTTCAGTGCCTCCTCCGCAACAATTACTTAATGGTACCCAATTAGTACCATCAAATGATAATACATCATCTGCTACTGGTGCTACAGTACCAGTATCAACATCTGTTAATTCATTAATAAGTTGCGGTACTGGTGATGCTGGTATTTGTGTAGATAAATCATCAATAAATGCTTGATCATTAACTAAACTTTCTGCTACTTGATTAGCAATTGGTGTCGCTGGGTTACGACTAGGGAAGAAATCATCTAATATCGCATCTACTATACTTGTATTTGGATCACCATCAAATAATGTATCTAAATTATTGAGTAATGTCAATATACCCAAATTAAGTAATTGTCCACCTATACTTACATTATCAGGTAAATTATCAGGTTCTTGTACTGGCACATATGCAATTAAACCACTTGGATCACTAAATGGTCCTGTTGTTATATTATTTGTACCTCTTACTTTTACATATAAATCACCTTGATTTAATTGTCCATATTGAAATGTAACTGCTTGGTTTTCTGTAAATGTACTTCCATCTGTATTGCTTTGTGTACCTACTTTTACATATGTTCTATCATAATCATTAGGTACTGATGTGTCGTGTGTTACCCAGAACTCCATTTCATCAACAATACCACTGGGTACTACACTTCCTATTAAGATATGTGGGTTACTACCAGTGTCATTGTTTGTTACTGTTGGTTGATTGGGTTTACCAATACTACCTATACTCAATAATCCATCATCTGTTTCTACTTGGTATTCAGCAATATCATATGTATATACATCAGCATCATATTCAAGACATTTGAAATCTAAAACAATAGCACTATCTGTTTCTACTTCCTGTACATTTACTACACGAAATACTTTATTGGTATAATTGTATGCAGATGAACTAATATCAATTAAATCACCTGCTTTTACATTCATAAAACTATAGTCTGCTTTGAAACTAATAATCTTATCAACTCTTGATTGTTTTAGATCAATTAAACCAACTTTTAATGCTGTACTTTGTTTATTAGTAAATGGTAATACAGTGCTTAATGTATTATTTGGTTCATTGGCAAATAAATCTATTGCTGGTATGTCAATTTTAACGAAATCTGTTTTATCTAAAATATCTGTGTTTTGATACTTTACTTCTGCACTATTATATAAACCAGTTAATGATGTACCTGATACTGATATTTCACCAATAATATTACTATCACTAAATGATGCTATTGATGTACCTGTTTGATTGATTATTACTACCCATTTACCTTGATGTATATCATAACTTAACCAAGAACTACAAGCCTTTGCTATGGCTTGCATATTATTCAATACATTTGTATTTGTATTAACTAATCCATTAATTCTTGTTTGTCCTACTTGTTGTGATCCTGCGGCATCTGTATATGTAAACCCATTCTGCACATAGGTATTAAGTTCTGTTAATCCAGTTATTTCAGATGAATCTATACCAGCACCATATGTTGTGTTAGTCATATAGTCGTTAAGTACATCACCTGGCATATTAGTACTATTTGTAATATGGAATGTACATTGTGGTAAACCAGTAACATTTTTAGATCTATTATAATTTACTTCTACAATAGCATATAATAAATTAGTCATTGGGTGATTAGTCCAATGTGTCATTAAAGTATTTGGTACTGGACCGCCATTTAATGGTGTATTTTCTTTATATAAATATACTTTAATTAAATCTTCAGGACTTGGATCTTCGTTGCCACTTCTATCAATTGTTTTATCAACCGTAAAACCATCTGCTTTGAATATTACTCTGTTATTATTGAAATATACATCATTAAATGTATATGTTGATGCAGTACCATCAATAGCATTACCTGTTAATTCAGATAATGTTAAACAATATCGCATTTGTTTATAATCAGCACTTAATGCTGCATCTGTTATATTACCACCAAAATATGCTTCACCATATAATACTGGTATTTTGTTTTCTGTACTTGGGTTAAGTTGTAATCTAACTCCTTCATCAATTGTTTCAGGTGATGATGTGTCATTTACATTATCACTTAATAATCTTGATGCATAACCTAATATTGCTGTTTTGGCAAGATTAGCACCAAATGTATTACCACCTAACCAACTAAATGCATTACTGAAAAAACTCATACTGGTGCCCCAAAGTTATAATTTGAACTGGCTAATGCTTGTACTCTATCCATACTATCTTCATTAGGAAAATCAACTGGATTAGTTCTTCTACCAGATACTTTCTTTGCTAGTACTTCTACTATACTATTACAGGTTAATGATATTGTATTTGTTGCTACTCTTGCACCTAAATCAACATCATCTGTTATTGCATAATTTGTTACTATTCCTTTGAATTTTAATACTGGGTTTTCTGGTAATGTAAGTAATACACCACTTGTATCAAATAATCCCCTGTATAATTCTAAACTACTTCCCTTTATTTCATTATCTAATATTTCACTTACTTTTGCTACTGGTATTCCTGATAATGTAATACTTAATTTAGAAGGGCTTGCTTTAAGTTCAGAAGTGATACCACTAACATTAAGTAAATTACCAATACTTGTATATGTATCCCCATTAAATGTAATAGGTGTATTATAATCAGATAATAATGCAGTTTGAAAATTAGGAATAACCCATTTCACGAATACTGCACTTTCAATTGCTGAATATGAACTTAAATCAATCATATTAAGTTCTCTTGAAACACAAATGCACCTGACCACTGTACTTGGTTTCTTTGAAATATAGTCCATTCAGGCATTGTTACACATATAACATCCCAAGTTTGTCCTGGTGTTAATGGACCTGTATTAATCCAATTAGTATAACCTGTATTACTAAATGCTACTGTTTCTACTGAAAATCTATTTGCTGTTTCTATTGCTTGAATATATGTTGAAACTTGATCCCAAGGCATACCATCGGGTAATTTAACTGTAAAAGAAGTACCAGCAGAACCTCTTGATGTTGCCCTTACTGTTCCATTTCTGGAAATAGTTTGTCCTACTACTTCTTTATTATTAACTGATATTGTTTCAGCATTATCAAATATCCATTGAAAACTCATATTCTAATCTCCTTACCCAAATGAAGGCAATGTATTCCTTCCTTGTTCTGTTACTGCATATAAGAATGCAGGATCTCTTGCAATCATTGCTTGGAAACTTGGTGCATCTACTGCTTGTATATTATATGTAACATTACCACCTGTTGGTTTACTTACATTTGCTGGACCTTGTACTAATTCAGGACCTGCTTCACCTACTACACCATATCGACCTTGTGGTATTACACCACCACCAGCAAACCAACCACTGAATAAACTACCACTACCTACACCTGATCCACCTAATATATTAGCGGCTAATTTTTTACTTTGTATTCTTAACATATCATCAATAACTGACGAAGCAAAATCTTTGAAGTTCATTTTACCTGTTTTAGCAAAGTTATAAATTGCATCTTCCATTGATTTCGCTACTGAATTAAATATTGTTTTTGCTTCATTAGCAGCATCAAATGCAGCATCTTTATATTCCTTAAATGCATCTTTCCAGGCTTCTGCAAATGTTTTTGCTTTTTCTTCTTGTTCATCTAATTCATCATTGACCATTGGTATAATACCAGCAAATTCAGCATATTCGTGATTAAGATTACTCATTGCTTTAGCATGTTCTTTATTTGTAATCATACCTTTCTTTAATGCATAGTTTAACTTCTCAACATTCCTATTATATTCAGCGGTTGCTGTTTTAAGTGGTAAGAAATTTCCTGTTGTTTGTCTTACTTCTTCATTATAATCTTGCCATTGACTAATATGTGCATCCATTGGTGTAGTATCTACTTTTGGTAATTCAGGCATTTTAGGGGTAGTTGATGGTGTTGATGGCTTATCAGTAGGTGCTTGTTTAATTCCCATTTTTATAAGCCATTTTTCATGTTCTTCAAATGCCTTTCTTGCTTCCTCAGCAGATGTGCCTGCTTTGAAATGTGTCATATTTCCATATAAATTTCTGTATGAAGAAGATAACCGATCTACTGAATCTGCATGAGATCTAATCTCATCATCTAATCCAACAAACCATTTAATTGCTTCATATGCACCCCAAATAGCGGCCGCTATTGCTAAAAACTTAGCAGTTAATGCTGCGGTTGCAGCAAGCAACCCACGAAGTATGTGTACTAATGTTTGTGATTGAGATCCAACCATTCCTAATGCAGTAAATGATGTACGAACTGCGGCCGCAAATGTTTTCCATCCCCCAACCATTCCCAAAATGCCTATAGATGCCCAAGCAATACCAAACCCTTTAACCATATTAATAACTACATCCATATGCTCCCATACATAACGGAGATTATCACCAAATGATTTGAATGTATCTGCTATTTGTTGAACCTTTTCCTTGTCCTTTAACATTTCTGCAATATCATCTGCTATTTGTGTGATTGCGTCGGCTAATTGACCACTTGCTATAGTAGCAATGGCTTTGAATTGTTTTGCTACACGACCCCATGCATCTTCTGCTTGAGTTGCTTTTTTAATTGTATTGGCATCTAATACTAAACCTAAATTATGGGATTCTTGCCTCATGTCTTTAAGTCCATCTACTCCATCTGCTAACATATTAACCATGTTAGCACCTTCCATATCAAATGCCGCTACTGCTAATCTTAACTTTTCTTGTTCTGATG